TGAATGTGTTCGAATCCGCAAAGGTTATGAAGGCGAAATGGGATAGATTTCGCAATCCTGTTGCAATCGGGTTAGACGCATCGAAGTTCGATATGCATGTGAGTGTAGAGGCACTACTGTATGAACATTCCTTTTACAACCGCACATTCAATAGTGCGGAGCTCGCCGAGCTACTCAGCATGCAAGTGCACAACAAGGGTAGGGCGTTTTGTAAAGATGGTGAAGTGTCATTTCGGATGCCTGGGACAAGATCAAGTGGAGATCTGAATACGTCACTGGGCAACTGCATCATCATGTGTTCCTTGATCTGGGCTATGTGCCAGGAACTCGGAATAGAGGCGGAACTGGCCAATAATGGTGATGATTGTGTGCTCTTTGTGGAGCGAGAGGTGTTGTCTGATGTGTTGGCAAAAGTGCCACACTACTTCCATAAATATGGTTTTCGTATGACAGTCGAAGACCCCGTGTATGAGTTCGAGAAGGTCGAGTTCTGCCAGTCGCGTCCAGTTGAGTTGAAGACTGGTTGGGCGATGGTGAGAAACGTACGAACTTGTCTTAAGAAGGACCCTATGTGCCTTATTTCCGTGCAGAACAACAAGGTTTGGCGGAAGTGGCTTGGAGCTGTTGGAGAATGTGGGCTGGCCTCGGTGCCAGGCTGTCCCGTACTCCAAAGCTTTTATGGGGCTTTCAAAAGAGCGGGGGTCAAAGCGACTAGTCGGTTTAAAGAAGGGTTGTTCAAAAACACTGGTGTGTTGGAAAGATGCAACGGCGTTGATCAGGTTGATAGTGAGATCACAGACAACGCACGAGCGTCCTTCTTCAGAGCGACCGGCATAACACCCGATTACCAAATAGCGCTGGAGGCGTACTATGAGAAGATTGAGATTGGTGGAGTGGATGAATCGTTGTACGGGAACGGGGTGGCAGAGGTTAGGTCGCCCGCATTCCTAAGGCACCTGTAATGATTGAATACAAATACGACGACAAACACTACGCAATCAGACGACATTTAAGAGACTTTGACAATGGTCAAGAAGAACGGAAAACAGAAAACTATGTTGGTCCGGAAGAAGAAAC